TCCAAGCACTTGTTATAACAGGAAGTGGTGACTTTACAGGAAGTTCAGATTATGCAAATGTGGATGGAAAAGTATTAGCAGTACTTCATCCTTCTAAAAATGATGATGCTAAAGCAGACAAAAATACTTTTGATGTATCGGGATCAAGTATATTAGCATTTTCAGCATCTGATTCTAACCCAATTACAGCAATGGTGCCATTTAATACAAAAAGAGATGGTTTTGGAGACACATTTTGTTTAAAAATAGCGGGTGTTGGTTTCTCAGCAACAAAAGAAGTATCTGCTTCTTTAAATCCATCTTCACCTAATTATATTACAAAAGCTTTAGGAGCAGATGAAAACAATTCAAGATCAGGTTCAAATACTTATGCTGACACAGCTTACCCTTACTTATATTTTAGAGAATATTCAACAGCTATAGATTTTTTAACAACAGCATCAGCTACAGCAGCAGGATTATCTGCTTCAGTAAGTATAATACCACTACCAGAACATGTATTTACTGGAGGTACTAATAATAGTGGATTTACAGAAGGATATGATCATGCAGCTACACCAATGATTCAATCAGGATATAATGATGCTAGTGGTACTGTAACAGATTTATTTAGAGTACATAAAATTGCAGATGGTACACAAACAAACACAGATTGTAAAATTAGTATATTAAATCTTAAAGAACCTTCTGATATAGATGGTGAAGAGCAATATAGTACATTTTCTTTACAAGTTAGAAAATTTACTGATAAAGATAAATCACCAGGAGTATTAGAACAATACGATGGTTTAAATTTAAATCCAGATAGCCCACAATATATTTCAAGAGTAATTGGGGATAGATATGCTGAATATAATACTGATTTACAAAAAGTAATTATATATGGTGACTATCCTAACAAATCACAATATATTAGAATTGAAGTAATGTCAGATATAGATAATGGAGCTACTTCCCCTAAATTATCACCTAGAGGATTCGCAGCACCATTAGATCCAATTGTATCTTCTAGTGCTGGTACTACAGTATCAATATTACCAGGATATGTTTCAAAATCAGAACAAACACTTAATAGTGTATATAGTAAAAAAGCATACTTAGGATTTGATTTTTCTAAATTAGATAATCATTTCTTCTGTAGACCAATCCCATCAACTACAATAGCAAATAACACAGGTAAATTTAATGTTGATGCTCATAATGGACATTCATCAGCAACATGGACAGGATCACTAAGTGCTTCAATAGATCAATCACAAGCATCAGGACCTAATGCTGATCAAGTTAAATTTTCAGTACCATTCCAAGGTGGTTTTGATGGTATGGGACCTCATATTGTAAAAAGAACAGGAGAATTTATTACATCAACTAACTTACATGGATTAGATTTATCTAGTTCAGGAGCTTCAGGTTCAGCAGCTTATCAAAAAGCACTTGATATATTAGAAAATCAAGATGAATATGATATTAATATGTTAGCAACTCCTGGAGTTATCCATAGATTACATTCTACAGTTACAGTAGCAGCTCAAACATTAGTAGAAGACAGAGCAGATTGTTTTTATGTAATGGATTTAACAACAAGAGATGATAAACACACAGAAGCAGTAAGTCAAGCATCTGGAATAGATACTAATTATGCAGCTGCATATTACCCATGGGTTAAAGTATTAGATCCATCTAAAAATAAACCAGTATTTGTACCACCTTCAGTAATTGTACCAGGAGCAATAGCTCAATCGGATAGAATTGCTGCTGAATGGTTCGCACCAGCAGGTTTAAATAGAGGAGTATTAGGAAATGTAATTGAAGCAAGAACAAGATTAAGTCAAGCTGAAAGAGATGTTTTATATGAAGGAAAAGTAAATCCAATAGCAACATTTCCAAGAACAGGAGTTTGTATTTGGGGTCAGAAAACACTTCAAGCAAGACCAACAGCACTCGATAGAATTAACGTAAGAAGATTATTAATTGAAGTTAAGAAATTTATTGCAAGTTCTTCAAGATACTTAGTATTTGAACAAAACACAGTACAAACAAGAAACAGATTCTTAAACATAGCAAATCCATATTTAGAGTCAATTCAACAAAGACAAGGATTATTTGCATTTAGAGTACAAATGGATGAAAGTAATAATACACCAGATGAAATAGATAGAAATAGATTGATTGGTGCTATTTATTTACAACCAACTAGAACAGCTGAATTCATAATTTTAGACTTTAATATCTTACCAACAGGAGCTACATTTGATGGTGGAGGTGGTGGAGGAAGCTACTAAAAAAAAGAAAAGTATTATATTTATAACGGAATAAAATAAAACAATAAAGATGGCAATATTAAATACAAACGAAATTATGTTCACAGCATTTGAACCTAAACTACAAAATAGGTTTATAATGTATATTGATGGAATTCCAGCATTTTTAGTGAAAAAGATATCAAGACCAAATATTCAATTTGGAGAAGTAACTCTTGACCATATCAACGTAAAAAGAAAGATTAAAGGAAAAGCAGATTGGCAAAATGTTACAGCTACTCTTTACGATCCAGTAACACCTTCAGGTGCACAAGCAGTAATGGAATGGGTTCGTTTATCACATGAGTCAGTTACAGGTAGAGATGGTTATTCTGATTTCTATAAAAAAGACATTAGATTTAACGCTTTAGGTCCTGTAGGAGATGTAGTTGAAGAATGGATCTTAAAAGGAGCTTATTGTTCACAAGCAAATTTTGGAGAAATGGATTGGGCTACAGACACACCAGTTGAAATTTCATTAACTATTAGAATGGATTACGCCATCTTAAATTACTAATAGTAATAAATAATAAAAAAAAGCGCCTATTTTGGCGCTTTTCTTTTTTCTACATATATGTATATCTGAACAATAATTAAAAAATAGTTTTTACTAAAAAAAAAGTTATGGAACAAAATTCAACAAACCCAACAAACACATCAATTCAGTTTCCCTCAGAAGAAGTTACATTACCTTCAAAAGGTTTACTTTATTCAGAAGGATCCCCTCTAAAAAATGGGATTATAGAAATGAAGTATATGACAGCTAGAGAAGAAGATATCTTAACAAACCAAAATTTAATAAAAAATGGTACTGTTATAGATAAATTATTACAATCTCTTATAATAACTCCTATAGATTACAATGATTTACTAATAGGAGATAAAAATGCTATATTAATTGCTTCTAGAATATTAGGATATGGTCAAGAATATAGTTTTACATATACACACCCTAATTCTGGAGAAGAGGAACAAGTAACAGTTGATTTAACTGAAGCTGAAGATATAATACTTGATGAATCTTTGATCATGAATAATAAAAATGAATTTTCATTTACTTTACCTACATCAAAAACAGAAGTTACATTTAAACTTTTAACTCATGGTGATGAAAGACAAATAGACCAAGAAATAAAGGGATTAAAAAAGATAAGTAAATTAAGTAGTTCAGAATTAACTACTAGAATGAAAAACATGATTTTATCTGTAGATGGTGTTTATGATAAAAAAACAGTTAGAGAATTTGTAGATGGTGCTTTTTTAGCTAGAGATGCAAGAGCTTTAAGAGAATATGCAGGTTCTATTATGCCTGATATAGATATGACATTTGATTTAGAATTTAAAGATGGGGCGAGCGCGGAGGGCGTAACCATTCCCATTGCAACATCATTTTTTTGGCCTGAGTCAGCAGTATAGAAAACAATTTTTTACTCAAATTCATGATTTAGTTTATCATGGTAATGGAGGATTTGTCCACTCAGAAGTTTATAATATGCCTATTTGGTTAAGAAAATTTCATATTCAATCAATTAATGATTTTCAGAAAAAACAAGAGGAAGAACATAATAAAGCTAGAGGGGAATCAAATATAGGAGATGACAATAAAATCTTTAGACCAGGAGTAAATCCAACTAATTATAATTTTAGTAAGTAAAAAGTGCCATAGGCACTTTTTCTTTTCATATTTATACGTGAATAATTTTACATTATGGCAAACGAAAACGAAAAAGAAAGACTAACACTAGAACAGGAATTAATCCAAATGCTCAAAAACAGACAAGTAGAGCTACATGGTATTAATCAACGTCATAATGATATTTCTATTAATATTCAAAATGAACTTAGAGATACTCAACTTACTGTTAAAGAAAAACAAAAAATACAAAGTATAACTAATCATTTAGTTGCACAAAATAGCAAATTAAAATTATTTTCATCAGACCAATTAGGTACTAAAGTAAAAGAAAGACAAATATTAGAACAAATAAAAAGTACTGAAGGGGCCTTAGCAGGTATTCAAAGACAAAAACTTAAAGCAAATAAATTAGAAGGAGATGCTAAAAGGGCAGCATTAAAAGACATTGAAAAACAAGAAAATGCAGCAAAAGGAGTAATAAAAACTCTACATAGACAAAGAGATGCTGCTAAAGAAATAGCAGACAATAAAATAGCAGATAGTTTTGGTAATGTAGGAAAAACACTAGAAGGAATCCCAGGATTAAATATATTTAGTGATGCTTTTGCAGGAGCAGGAAAAGCAGCAACCTTAGCAAAACAACAAACAGTAAACTTTTCTAAAGGATTTGGGGATGCATCTCAATACACTAAAGCAAATTTAGCTAAATTAGGTAAAAATGCTGAAGTTGTAGGTAAATCTGGAAAAGCCTTATTTGGATCAGCAGCCAAAAAAGCATTAGAAGCAGGAACAGCACAAGTTAAAGGAGTAAATATGACTA